TTACATTGGGAGAACATTGGGATATTTTCGGTAATACAATTTAGTCAATGTAGATTTAAGGCTGTTATAGTCTTTGATAAAGCCTAAATCTATCCATTGAGCTATCTGTAATTCTAACTCATATAATTCGCGGATTTTATCTTCATCGCCAATCTTATTACGCATTTCTGATTCATGTTTGCCATAAACTATGATGTTTAGAGACTTGGCTAAGTCCTTAATCTTTTTCTGGAATATATCCCCAGGGAGTATTGAACAAACGGCATGACACATAGCAGGATAAGCATCTCCAGCTAAATTACGGTATTGAATCATCTCATCATATACGAAGCGTATTACCTTTACTTCAAAGCGAGGATTAATCCACATGGCAAATTTGGTAAATAAGAAAGGATGCATCCATACTTCTTCTTTAGGTCTGCCAGCTTTACCCTTCTCTTTAACCTTACTCTTCTTAACTACCTGATTATCAATTTTAGGGGAATTTTCCCCTAAACCATTTTCACGTTCTTCAGCTATGAGCGCTTCTATAAAATCTCCAGTTCTTTTAGCCAAAAGAAACTCATCCATTTTTCTTTGTTCATTTCCTTTTACTGAATTCCATTGACGTAACAAGTCCCCACCGTCAAAATAGCTATCTTTTGTTCTCTGACTAACTGTAAATTCACCCATTGGGCGAATCATGATTTGATTCGTTTTCATGTCTTTTCGTTCACAAGATGTTCCGTACATCTTAATACGGGATATAAAAAAATGCGGCAACCGATATAGAGGAGTCGGCCACCGCATCATATCCATTACTCTTAATGAATATATAATATCTTTCTATGCGAAACCTCTATCTATCGCTGTTGCTAAATTAATAAATAATACGGGAAACGCCAAAATAATAGAATGATAAAAATCACCATTTTACGGAAATATGAATTCAACAAACTCACCCGACCAGTTTTCACCTTCACGACAGAATTTATACACATCTCCAACCTTGTATAATATATAAACACATTCATCCATAACAGCAGCCTTCTCTGCGATTGATCGCATATGCTCCATTTCCCTCATTGACTTATTCCCTTGGCACAAGCAGTTTTTCATAATTCGGTTCAATTCCATTTTTTGTTAATAATACTTTATAGTTCGCACCTCCTTATAAATTTCTCAATAGAGGGCATAAGCCTGTACGTAACATAATGCCTCCTTGCTTTGGAGCTTACCTTGAAAATTTTATAACCATATTTCTTCTCAATATCAGAACCAAAAGAAACGCCATAGCTGGCAATCCTTATACCATTTGATATTGGTATTGCCGTGATGGAACTATAAAAATCTCCACGTATGATAAGGTTTGGAGTATTGTTCCCTCTTGCAGAAAAACCCAGATATGAAGGTTTCGGTTTCTGTATCTTTGTCTTCCAATTTTTATAGCGTTCGGCGTTTTTCTTCCAATGCTCTCCATAAGTTTTTTTAAAGTATGGGTCCTCTGTATATCCGGGAATTAAAGGACTTTCATCGCCATCAACACCACTATATAGCTGTTCTCGTATATATTCCTCAAACTGAGGAACATCCCTTTCCATCTTATCCCTTATCATTGGCTGAATGCCATCAGCCAATTTCTTCCAACATCTCGCGTATTCCTCCAATGTCATAGCAAAACGGGGGATCAATCTCCCCCGCCTCCTAAATTACTGTTATTGATAATTCTATTATATACGGAAACCAGCCTTGATTTCCGCCTTTCTCTAGAAATGTCCTTCCAGAATACATCTATATTCTGAGCGACAAACTCATCCAATGAAAGTTTGACCACCTCGGACTCTATAAATGTGACTCCATTAATTCTCATTGTACCCATTGTTCAATTCCAATGACCCCATTAGCCTGTAAAATAGAAGGAGATTTAAGCACCGGCACACCTCCTGTCGCTGTAAGCACACCGTTACTGTATTCCAGTGCTGATGCACCAGAAACGACCGTTGAAGCCTTCTCAGACAATATAGATCCATAATATGCAGTAAGATCCGTGCGGTCATAATGATCCACGAGCTTATATGTATTTTCAGGAGATGTCATTTTGACAAACTCAACGTAATTCAATCCCTTGAGAACATTTTCCAAATTGACACCCGCTTGCTTTACAGACATGTTTTTCATCATCTTCTCGGTATCGGAATACATCGCATTAAACGCAAGATAAGCCTTCTGACCGCTTGAATCATAAGCCTGTCCTGTAGGGTAAACACCAGATAATGCAAAACCCGCAAGTTCATCTGTCCCGTCATCTTCTCCGTAGATTACATTATTCTTGTCAAAAACATACATATCAAACAATGTATCCTTGTTGGCTACAAGATTAGCTTGTAAAGCTAGATTAAACTTACGCAACGTGAATGTATCCGTCCTTGCCGAATAGCCCGTTATTTCCGACCCGGCATAACCATTTTCTGTTGTATTGGGTTCACCGCCGCTTACCGCGTATTCCGAAAATCCTGTAATAGGATAAATTCTGTCCGGATAATCAGCATGACAGGCTTCCTCCAAAGCCTCAGCAGTCAATTCTTTGGGCAGTTTTTTGCCATGAATGACCAATATAACACCTGCGACCTTGTCCGGTTGCAGGGGGCAGTAACTCATTCCAGTATTAAATCCGGACGTGCTGCCGCACTCTCTAATATCTGTTCGCATAACAATTCTGATTTTTAACTGTTAAATCCAAATTCTTTATTTCAATAGCATCTATCTTTTCGCCAACTTCCTTACCGTCAACATCAACAGCGCCACGTCTTCCAAAACTATAATTTTCTGAATATGTATGGCTTACAATACCGGAGTAACCGAAATCAAATTTATCACATTTTTTTAACTCTTCTATGAATCCGTAATACAAAGGTCGAAGAATACCTTCAAAAGATATCTCACGACGTTGTTCATTTGTATACTTTTCCAGTGTATTGGTAGCGATTATTATGTTTACAGATGCCTTACAAAAATAATTCTCACTATCCCTTTCCTCGTCTAAGGGAACATACAGCCCTATCATTGGGAATTTTCCCGATGCTGTCACCCTGCTTTTCCCAAGAAGAAGAAGTGTTTCCCTTATATAAGAACTGTCACCATATATGTAATTTATCTGTTGATCCATTCTTTTTGACAAGGAAGCACATACATCTGATATTATATCAATTATCATAACCCAAAGGAATTAATTGTTTCCATCAATTCGAAATCGGTGGCGATATCCGGATAGTCCGCATTATTGCCTTGAAGCCATCTCACAAGTCTGATATTCATTCTTACCATGTCGTTCCATGCAAACATCATTTTCCTTTCGGGACTTACAAGACGGCCATCATCTCCATCAGCCTTCACTCCTGTAATAGTCGCCTGAGTGTGATTATGTCTCAAGTAATGGAAGTATATATAGTTGGCGATGGGGGATTTGGAAATCTCCCTATCGCCATCACTATATTTCATGACAAGATGCGCTATAAGATCATCCCATCTTTTTTCCTTAGTTTTTCCATCGTTGGAAATATAGGATGAGAATTCCTTATACAACTTTTCCCCTAGGAGCTTCTCTAAATATTCCGGCTCATATTGCATTACAAAGCCTTGAAGGCTGTCAACAATTGCCTTATTAGTCTCAGAAGGAGTATGTATATTCAATACTGCACCTTCGATATCAAGAATACCACCTTGGAAAAAAGTATAATCCACCAACATTACACAATATCTTTGAGGTTCTTCTTTTTATTGAACAAATCTTCAGCACCGATTTTCTTAGCGTCTTCCATCAATTCCGAAGGAACAGTGGCAACACGTCCATCTTGGAAGAACTTACCTGCAAGTAACATATTAACACTTACTTTATCACCTTTTTTATAAACGGCCCCGTCCTTTGCGAACTCAACCTCATAAGTTTTAGTCAAATTTACTTTCATAATGTTTAATAAATTTATCCGCCAATACCGGCAGGGGTTATAGCTTCAATAACGGTCGCAATCTTATCCTTGACAAATGCAGTTTTATATTGCTTTTTAATATACACCATAAGACGTTTTTCACCAAGGATAGTCACCATATTTTTAGTGAAATCATCATTTTCCCATCCAAGTGTAATGGTAAGAACCCATACATCACGGATGTTAAGATAGTTAAAATCGCCAACCCAAATATCACCTTGTTTGATTGCAGTGCTGGTTTCCACTTTCAAACCTTGAATCAGTTCATCACCAATACGGAAAGGACGGAGATATTGTCCATTAACATCCTTAGTCAACTGCATCTGTGCATAGTCAAGAGGATGCATAAGCACAAGGTTTGGACGATAAGCCATATTGGACATTGATACAATCTGTGTATACATACCAACAATAACATCATAAGTGTTGGGTTTCTCTACTTTCAGAGCTGTCAAAGAGAATGTAGGTATATCACTCCCAATCCCTTTAATCTGACCGCCGGAACCAGTACCAGACAGAATACCTTCTTCTTCTTTCAAACCAATACGATTGATAATCTCAGCCCTAACCTCCGCAACCAACTGAGGCAAATCAGATAATGTTTCTTCGGTTACTTTTGTGCCAAGAGCCACTTTGCCAGCATTGATAGTAACTTCTGCCAATGTACCGCTCATCATAGGCTTAAGACCGCCTTCTGGAACCCATTCGGCTTCTTCTTCACCCGGATTGAACTCCGCATAAGTCAATGATCGTGTAGATATTGCTGCCACATTGGCAAATTTACGGATTACAGTCTGGGAACGTGGATCAACAGATAACTGACTATCAATTGTCATGTTATAATGTGGTGCCACACCCGTACTCTTCAAGGGATCAACCTCCTTCTTGTTTATAATAAGCGTAAGGCTTTTCTTAAAACCGGGGGACTGCTTACAAGCCGTTTTCAAGTCCACAGTTTTCTCTCCGTGCTTGCCTACTGTGATGAAATCCTTCAATTGCTCTTCAATCTGCTGGTCTACAGACTTGAACACCATTTGCCCGTCTTCATTCTTATGCATTGCACCTTTCATGCGAACGATTATCTCTTTCATCTCACCAAGTTCCTTACGCACTGTATCCAATTCCTTTTCGGAATCTATCTTTTGAGAAACCTCATTTAATTTATCCTCAAAAGTTTTTTTGTCGATAGTATCGTCCATGAAATCGCCTACAGTAGCGTTTATTGCGTCCTGCAACGCCTGTAATGACTTCACGGAAACCTCATCCATTACCGACAAATCAATTTTGCTTAAAAAGTCAAATTTCATGCTTCTTTAAGTTTTAAAGGTTTTGTAAATAGTTTTATTTTTTCATCGGCTCCCTCTTCATCAAGTGGCTTGTCTGCCGGCTTGTATCGAGCGAGTGACATCGCTTTTCTTACTAACATTTGGATTTCCTCCCTCTTTCTTATCGGAAGTCCTTTACATACATCACTTATTTCAACCGGAAGTGACTCCAACGCACTTTCATATTCTTCTGCCGATTTCAGACCAAGATATTCAGTTTCTCCGTTACATCCTATGGACACTACGGATATCTCATACAGAATGACTTCCTTTACAACCAAGCAATCACGTTCCCTGTCATATTCACATTTTTCCCATACATAACTATAACCTATAGAGAACTGGTTCAAAGTGCCACTTTCAAGCTGCTTCAACGCTTGATTTCCTCTTTCCACATCATCAATAGACGCTTCAAAGTAAAGCCCTTTCTCATCTTCTTGCAGAAGCGTAATGCGTCCTATAGGCTCATGCATGTCATGCATCCACAACATGATAATCTTATCATTAGCAGAACTTCCCGGGCCTCTCTCCTGTATGCTTTTTGAAAAACAACCTTTCAGGAGCATGTCACCGGACTTATCAATGTTATTGAAAACCGCAGCATAGCCACTGATAGTTCTGCTGCCAGAATCATATTGTATCTCCTTTGCATAAAAAGCTAAGGATTTATACTGCTTCCCCAGCCTGTTTTTGTATTTGCTTGTCTCCATCATTATTTATTTCACTTTTAAATTCTCCCTTAGGATTATCAGGATCAATATCTGTAAAATTGGACATTTCGGTTCTTGCCTCTTCAAAAGTAATCAGCCGATTGTTATACAATGAAGCTACAGCATTAGAGGCTGTAGACAAGGCATCCGCCAATTCTTTCATATCCTTTTGAAGGCAAGGGACATGAGTGAAGTCCATTTTGATTATTGCCCTGTCCTTACATATAGCATTAGTCAGAGCCTCTGTTATAGATTCACTGTCAGGTATAATAAGGTCCTGATATGCCGCTTTCTTTGCTTGAGAAGAGTTATCATAAGTACTTCCTTGTATAATCAGATTGGGGTCAAAGCCTATCGTCTGAGCTATCGCTTCCAAACACGCCTTATCCTCCTCATGAAGCTTCAATTGGTCTGTATTTGACCCTAATGTAATCCACCCTAGTTTCTTAGGAGTCACCATGATTTCATACAACTTATGCACTATACCATATTTCCTTTTGAAATCATCCTGCAATTTCTTGGATTCAGACGGAGTAATAGCTGCATTCCCTACGTCAGTCGTATCATTTCCGTATAGTATCCCTTTAGGTCCTCCATTAACAATAAGGTTTCCTCTCCCTATCAGTTGAGCCATATAGTTTCGAGTATGAGTAGATAATGCGTCCACAGGGGAGTGGAAGGTAATTCTCCCTCCATTATTACTTGGAATATCCATTATCGAATCGTATATGACAAAATACTCCTCATCACCAAGTTCTATATTCTCATTTCCCCAACGTATATATACCTTACTAGCAATTGAAGAAAGCTCTGTTTGAGTAAACGGGCCCTTACCGAATGATTCCATGTAGAATAATTCGGGAGGTATTACCATCATGGATTTAGGGAGATCAGACTTTAAAGCTCTTAGTGTATAGACAGGGCAAAATCCGAAACACTTCAAAGATATCTCAATCTGCTTTATAAAAGAACGCCCACTCTGTATCACATTCGGACGATTCAGAAGAGTCACAATGTCTTTGAAACTCCTCTTCTCGTTTCCGTTAATATCCGTCACATAATACCGCCCATTCTGCATCATTCTTCCGCAATGATCTAGAACCATTGCAAACGGCCAACATTCATGTAAGGCTCTTGATTTCCCTTCAACGGTCGACATGTCAAAATCTATATTCCCTCTATTGCCAGAAAACAGATTTTCCACCCATTTAGGAACATAAATAAAATTACCACCATCATCTTTACCATGATAAGTAGCATCACTATACATATCCTTATTCGACTTCTTTAAAGAAGGTATCTTAAACCATTGTTTCATTGTTCAACAATAAAGGCAACCACCGTTATAATACAGCAATTGCCTCCACAGTGATCACGTTCTAAAAGTGGGTATGGTGTAACTTCACACCATGAAGGCTATTGCCTGCTACAAAGGAACAAATTAATTTATTCATTAACAAACAATTTAAATATTATTTTTGTTTAATCTAAATTAAAATAACAGATTATACAACATATATTTTATTAACCTTTTTCCCATGTGGATACAACCTGTTTGATATCTTTGCTATTGTCTTCTTGGGAAAATGGGATAGAGAGTAGGGCGTGGATTGAACGGCTGCTGTGCTTTTTGCTGGCGGTCGTTCTTTTTTTGTATTCTTATTTGCGAAAGAGAGAAGCAATATTTATCTTTGTGGAAGCGTGTGAAGATGCACGCCACATTGATTATGACGAAAGGACATACTACATATTTGATAAAGCCAAGAGCTTGTTGCGGATTAGTTTCCGTAGCAGGCTCTTTTTTGTTTTGTATGACCAAATAAAGAAGACATGCCTCTGTAATAAGAAGTATTGTCAATTCTTAATACAGATGATGAATTACTAAACGCATTTTTGCGTTTAGCTTTTGTATCAACGACTTACGAAGATTCAACAGGCAAAAGTAATTAAAAACGTTGATAATTAATGTGATGCAAAAGTGCAGGACATGTTTATTAAATATATAATAAGAAGTAATATGCTAGTTGTAGAAAAAGTTTCGTCTGCTCTTGAAATGAGTGGAATTATGGTTTACGAACACCCACTATTTGGCAAAGTTCGTATGTATGTTGAAAATGGTAAAAGTTGGTTTTGCGGAATGGATATTGCCACTTCTCTACAGTATTCAAATCCATCAAAAGCAATTATAGATCACTGTAAACCAGCCTCCATAACGATTCGGGAAGTAGGGGTGCAAACTGGATTAAAAGCAGATGGCACGCCAGCTATACAAATGAAATCAATGAAGTTTATCAGCGAAGGCAACATCTATCGCTTGATAACCAAAAGTCAGATGCCGAAAGCTGACGAGTTTGAGAGTTGGATATTTGATGAGATTGTTCCTTCGGTGGTAAATACAGGTAGTTACTCGCTTCACTCTCAGTATAACGTCCCTCAATCTTTTGGAGAGGCCCTTATGCTAGCTGCCCAACAGCAAATGAAGATTGAGGAGCAACAGAAACAAATAGAACAGAAGACCGAGCAACTTGATGAATCCAAAGAATGGTACAGTATCAAGCGTTGGGCAAAGGAGCATAATATGAACTGGCGTTCCATCAACTGGCGAAGAATGAAAGCATTATCTTATGGATTGGGCTACGAGATCAAGAAGATATTTGATGCCAACTATGGACAGGTGAATATCTATCATATTAATGTGTTCAAAACTTACTTTAAATGAAAGACGTAATTTACAATTTTATCAACGAGCACATGATGATACATATTGTGCTTATAGCCTTGTGTATTGCGGCTACAATGGGGGCTATGTTAGTAGACCTTATCACGGGAGTAATGAAAGCCAAGCAACGGGGGGAGGCAAGAACATCCACGGGGTATAAGAAAACAGCCGTCAAAGCGAAGAAGTATTTCACCCCGTTCATAGAATTGTGCTTCATTGACCTGTTATGCTGCGTAGTTATCCCCTTCCCTATTTTTTCAATGATTTGGACGGGGTACTGCATTTTCTGTGAGTTTAAATCAGTTCGTGAAAAATCATGGGAAAAAGCGGAGTTGCGCAAGGCAGAAAACACAATGAGTGTGATTATCGAGAACAAGGATGATATTGCCAAGATCATGGCTCAGATATTGTTTGATAGTGAAAAAGAAAAGGAGGGAAAGAGAAATGGCTGACGTAAGAAAACTTGCACCGTTTATCCTGAAGTGGGAAGGCGGTTTTATAAATGACCCTGACGATTTGGGAGGGGCTACCAATATGGGCGTAACCATCGGAACTTATGAAACGTATTGCCGGAAGAAAGGCTATCCCAAGCCTACGGTTGAAAGATTGAAAAACATCACGAAAGAGGAATGGACGGAAATCTTGAAAACCATGTACTGGGACAGATGGAAGGCTGATGAGATAAAATCGCAATCAGTTGCTGACATATTGGTTGATTGGGTCTGGGCATCCGGTGCGCACGGAATTAAGATTCCTCAACGCTTGCTTGGTGTTACAGTGGATGGCATTGTAGGTCCCAAGACACTTGCTGCAGTTAATTCCCGTAATCCCCGTGAATTGTTTGACCAGATCAAGATTGCACGGTTTGATTTTATTGAGGATATATGCCGGAAACGCCCAGCAAACAACAAGTTCAAACGTGGTTGGATGAACCGTATCAACGATATAAAATTTGAGGGATGAAACAAAGGATCTATATATGGATTGCGGTAGGGATAGCATTGCTATTGCTGTTTGGGTCATGCCGGAGTATAAGGTATGTTCCGGTAGAAACAATAAGGACTGACAGTCTTTATCTTACTGTGTATGAACGTGATTCCATTCACATTAAGGATTCTATCTATGTAAAAGAGAAAGGCGATTCTGTATTAGTTGACAAGTGGCATATAGTCTACCGTGACAGGACAATTCGCGATACAGCCTATATAGAGAAGGAGAAAGATGTAGAAGTCCCCTATCCTGTGGAGAAGGAATTAACATGGTGGCAGAAGACAAAATTAGAACTAGGAGAGTTATCTATAGGTGTTATATTAGTATTGCTAATCGTAGTCATTTGGCTGATAAAGAAGAAGGGAGGTGCAAGATGAGATAGCAACATCAAGTATTATTCGCCACAGGTAGAAGTGTGGCATATAATAGAAAAACTCATTTAATAAAAGTAATTCTTTCAGGGGGCAGAATTAAAATAACCCCCGACACTTGAAGTTTAACGCCAATCAAACTTTAAAGCATACAAAAGCATACATAGGTAAGTGTCAGGGGTAGTAATATCCTTACTTATTTCCTACGTATGCTTTTGTCATGATTGTATTTGATTGGCAAGGCAAAAATACAACAAAAATTTAAACCACAATGTGTAAGTCTGAAATTTTTGCCAAAATAATAGCTCTTGTTTCTAAAGGAACAGAAATACCTACCGAATTAATAGTAAGTGACAACCGTGTCACAGAGATTGTTAACGCTAGATATATCCTTGTATATATTCTATACGAAAAAGGATTTTATCCATCTCAGATTTCTTCTCTCATTCATAAAACTAAGCGTTCAGTGAACTATATGATATCAAATTTTCATATACGTCTAAAAAGTGAAAAAATGATGAGAATATATTGGGATAATATAAAGAATTTGTTGGGAAACAACTGATTCCTCATGAGATATGATATATATACTTTTGTGAACGGTCGATTTTGACCGGGATACAAAATACAAATACTTATGGAACGAACTTATGTTTTTAACCAAGACGGTGGAACCGGAGCAAACAATGGTCTGCTTGCGTCCATTCTTCCGTCCTTGCAGAGCCGTGGAATTGACACAGGCTATCTGATGGGGCTGATGGGAGGAAATGGAAACGGCGGCTTTTTCGGAAACAATGGAGGTTTTCAGGACATCATTGCATTGATTGTGATTGCAGCCATCTTCGGTAACGGAAACTTTGGATTCGGTGGCAACAACAATAAGGGTGCCGATGAAGGAAGAGAAATGATCATGCAGACACTTAACCGGAACGGTGTGGACATTGCATCATTAGCCCAAGCTGTTAACACCTCTTCAGACCAAATCCTTGCCGGTATTAACTCTGTATCACAGGCAATCTGCGGTCTCGGTAACCAAATGGGTCAGAACACCAACAGTATCCTGACTGCGATTATGCAAGGGAACAACGCTCTGACATCTCAGATCTGTAGCTGTTGCTGCGATATGAAACAGCTTGTAACCACACAAGGATACGAGAGTCAGCTTGCAATGTGCAACCAAACTAACGCATTAATCAACACTGCTAACCAAAACACATTGTCATTGCGTGACGGTGCTACTGCCAACACGAATGCTATCCTTGCTAAACTTGATGCAATCCAAAATCAGGCATTGCAGGACAAGATCGCATCTCTTACTGCGGAAAAGGCTACTTTAACAGCCGAAATATCCCAGCGTAATCAGAACGCCACTATCCTGAGTGCAGTAGGACAACAGATTGCTCCTTTGGCAGCCGGATTGCAGGCATTACAAAGCGATGTTGATGGAATCAAATGCAAGCTCCCCAATACTGTGAGTGTTCAATACCCCAATTTAACCGCTATTAATACAGATTGTTTCCGTGCAGCCGCCTACGGTGCATATATGGGTGACGCTGTATACGGACGTAGTGGATGTGGTTGCAACAACTACTGGGGTTAATCCGGTAAGAAAGGAGGTAGATATGTGGCCTAACTTTTTTACAGGATTCCCATTCCCATCAATCGGAAGAGCAAACTTCAATACTCTTCCTACGGTGGCTGTGACAGTCGGTACGGAGAATGTTACTCTTGAACTCCCTAACCATGCGTTCCGTAACAGGGATTATGTTGGGGGATTCTATATCAGTCTCCGACAAGCTATACCTGCCGGTACGACTGCTACACTTCCGATATTGATAGGAACTAATGGGGACACAAGACCGTTGATGGCTTATAACAATGAGCCTGTGACTGTTGCAAACTTGGCTGGAACCGGCATCTATGAGATTCATTATAACAAGTACACCAACGAATTGTATCTTGTTAATGGAGGGTACAGACCGACAACGGCTCCGGCTCCTACAGTAGAAACCGCTTCTTTACGGAGCAAGTAATAATCAACATGGAGTTTTGTGGTGGTTCCCAAAATGGGAATAACCACACTCCTTAAAATTAAACAATCATGTTTCAATCACTTCGTACCAATAACCAATTGTATATACTTCATAAGGATGCTAACCCGTTTATCGAATACGGTCCGGTGGTCAGCGTTTCCGCTCCCAAGCCGAAATATCCTATGGCATCCCCTATGGGACAGTTGCCCCAAATGGAAATGGTTGTGGATGTTGTTGTCTGCATCAACGGGCAGAACACGACATTCCAAAATCTTCCTGCCGGCATGGATATAGCCGACTTCGGACAGAACGGGAATATCGTAGTGTCATGCTCGCGTGATGCTATGAATAACGAGGTCGCTTCTATGAAACAGAAAAGCATAGACATCATCAACAGCATGGACTTCCACAATTCCGTCATTGCAGGGTGTGACAAGATGCTTACGCTCTTGAACCCTGAATTTGCCGAGAAACAACGTCAGGAGCAGGAAATATCCTCTCTGAAAGGGCAAATGGCGGAAATGAGCAAGAATATGTCTGACCTTATGGATTTGAACAAACGGCTCATGGAACAGCTCGGAGTGGTTGAAACATCCAAAACAAAGAAATGATTATGGGAATGTGGGAAATATTAGAAGAAGGGCGTGACGATTACGGACGCGGCTTCGGTATGAGAGGTGACGAGGTGGAGGAAGCCTATAAGGAAGGCTGCCGCAAAGGTTACGAAAAAGCCATGAGAGAAATGCGCGGAGAAATGGGTTTCCGTGATGGTGGAAGAAGTTATTCAGGTGGTGGAAGCTCATCCGGCATGGATGAACGCAGATACCCCGGATACTTTCCTGAATATCCGCGTATGGATGACATGGGCGAACGCAGACGCAGACGCGCTAACGGTGAGTTTTATTAATGGTGGAGGGGTGGAATGCCCCTCTTTTTAAATAAAGGTTATGGAACAGAGATTGGATACATACAGCAGATTTCCATCGGGCATGAGGGAATATCTGGAAGCATACGGTTTTCATTTCAGCAAGAAACTTTATGAATGGGCCGTTTCAAAAATGAAGGTGAAAGACGAAGCCACGGGCAAAGAGAAAAAGCTGGAGCCGTGGAGCAAAGATGAAGTGGACGATATGCTGAAAGCGAACGGAATTACCATTGAGCACGACAAGGGTTATGACGTTGCTTATGTCGCAAACATGCTGAAAGCGGATTTCTATAAAAAATCATTGGTTGACGAGGCTCACTTATGCAAGCATATAAAATGCTACCTTGATGATATTGATGGCGATCCTTGCAGGGCGTTTGACGAGTTCTTTGCCACCTGTATAGGTAAAGGGATTCCTGTAATCTGGTCGGATGTGATATGATTATTCAGGAGTTCTACATACCGAAATATGGGGACTGGCACGTCAAAGTGTATTATGCGGTACACACCTATTGGGCGGATCGGATCATTATGGACCTGTACCGTATAGGATGCAGGGGGGATTCCCTCAAGCGTGCGTATCGCAATCTGACCGAAGGCAGAATGAATACCGGTCTAACCTATTCGGACTACAGGAGAAGAGAGACAGTAATGGTTATCTCACTAACCTCTACCCCCGAAGAGTTTCAAAATTCGTGGGACCACGAAAAAGGTCATTTGTGCCGGCATATCTCCAAGGCTTTCGGGATTGATCCTTATGGAGAGGAAGCGCAATATCTCAGTGGATATGTCGGTCAAAAGATGTTCCCTGTAGCCAAAAAGTTCTTATGTGAACATTGCAGAAAAGGACTGGAAAAATAATAATCGAACAGAAGCGTTCTTTGACTTGTTGGAATTACCGATTTAATTGTTAAAAAATAGAGATTCATATATAGTATAGCAGTAATTTGTTTTCTTTGCAAAATAATATATGTAAAAGTATGACGTACTATATATGGTTTGACGAAAGTGATAAGGAAGGAGAGTTCTACTCAAATTTCTATGGAGGTATTCTTATAAAATCTAAGGATTTCGGCAATGTATTGCAGATGATGAAATACAAAGTTGAAGAATTGGGGCTTACCAACGAAGAAATCAAGTGGCAGAAAGTGAATCAGTATACGTATGAAAAATATTGTTCACTGGTTGATTTCATATTTGATTTGCTCGAAAACGACTTAATAAAGATTCGTATATTCTTTAGAAATAATCAATACGTCCCAGTAGGATTAACGAGTGAGCACAAACGCAATGGATTCTCGTTTTTATATTATCAGTTTATAAAACATTCTTTTGGATTGCAATATTCTAATCAGACAAAAGAAGACATAACATTGAAATTGTTTATTGATGACATTCCAATGAAAGGACCAGATAAAGCCAAATTTGAAGAATACTTGTATAGACTGAATAATGATTCAGGTTTTAAGGAAGCAAAAATAAAATTACGATATGGAGATATTCAAGAAGTTAATTCAAAAAAACATATACCACTTCAATTAATGGACTTGGTATTAGGCTCTATTTGCTTTAGATTAAACAATAAACATAAAATCAAAGACCCGATAACGAATAAAAGAGGAAATAGAACCAAATTAAAAGAACTTCTTTTTAAGCGTATAAGTAAAAGAATAAGGATATTACGCCCTAATTTTAATATAGGAGAAAGCACAGGTATTTCTTACCCATCTGATAGATGGGACTATCCATATAGCCATTGGAGTTTTAAACCTAGCAACTATAATAGGGATATGAACCAATCTAAAGGTGCAAAAAAAAGATAACCCCCATACATCTACACTAGTGAGCTACGGTCAACGTAGCCTTTCAATGTATCAAGGGCTATCTTCATGGCGCAAAGATAAAATTAAATATTCAAAAACGCAAAATAAAGTAACTATTTAACATTAAGCGGTAATTCCCAACGGTTTTACCGCTTTTTTATGTTTATATATGAAAAAAGATAAGTTGAACATATTGCTTGAACATGCTGATGATGTGCCTCACTGGTATTTTTGTCGTTTACTTGCTGTGATGCGATGGAACGTATAGAGAGGTGGATATACAGGCTGATACCTCTTGTCGTGTTGGCAAGGGTGATATCGTTGTGCCTATGAACTAAAAGCGATAACTCATAAGCACAACGGATGGATTTATATAATACTGTTTAATTTTTCCGCATGTTTTTCTACTGAACTATTTAGAATTTTTGCATAAACTTGTGTGACTGAAACCTTTGTGTGCCCTAGCATCTTAGACAACGTTTCGATAGGTACGTCATTTGCTAAAACAACAGTGGTAGCGAATGTATGCCGGGCTATGTGACTGGTTAAGGGCTTTTTTAAGCCGATAAGTTCAGCTATGATTTTAAGGCTTCTGTTAAATGACTGTACAGTAGGGACTGTAAATTTATAATCGTATTTTTTTAATATTTCCATTGCTGGAGTAAGTATAGGTGTGTAAAATTTGGTTCCGGTCTTGATACGTTCTCCGTCTATATATGCAACTCCGTTATGTTCTACAGTACATCTGTCATAATCAAACATGTATAAGTCAACCCATGATAAGCCGGTATAGCATTGAAATATAAACTGGTCACGTACTTTTTGTAATTGTCGATCATTCAACTCTATATTGCGGATAGATTGCAGTTCGTCCATTGTGAGAGGCTGTCTTGTTTTATATCTACCATGTTTATCTTTGAATACCCTGTAAGGTGTGTCCTCGATAAGTCCAAGCCGAAGCGCTTCATTAATATAAGGTTTTATTCTCTTATGGTATCCATGTATTGTTGTCTGTCCTCTTGTTGGATCTTCTCTTCTTATAAACCTGTCAAATAAAGCTATATTTTCAGGAGTGATATCGTCAAATGTTTTAATTACTCCGGAGCGTTTTAGAGCTTCCAGTGCTATAAGGTGCGCTCGTTTGGTTGACCATTTAAGATCCCTTCTTTGTAACTCGTCATAAGCGAAATCTAAAAATGACGATTTAGACTTTACGTGTTTTTCGTTATAAAAAATATTAAAGTTTTTTAGATTGATGTCTTTTCCTTCTTTTCTTATATTTTTGATAATATCATCAAACTTTTTTACATATTGGGTTATTGCTTTATTTAATTGTTTGAATTTAGCGTGACGTACCACAAATTCTCCATCCCATTGGTTTGAATACAGTTCAATGTCTGTTGAGATCCATTTCCTTTCTGTACGTGAGAATTTAATTTCAATTTCAACCTTAGCTGATTTCTCCGGTGTTGCTTTCTTTTTTCTGTCGAATACCGGCTTGATTTTCCATGTTTCCATACTGTTTCTTTTTAGTTTATAATTTGTTAATTATGGTAAATGTGATACCAAGTGTGATACCAGCTGTGATACCAGGAACAAATTGGTATCACAAATAGTTCAACAGTGTAATGATAAGTAATGCACAGTAACGGCAGTAATCATTAGTAAGATTACTTAAACACGTTGAAGATCAGTCGATTAGATTTGTAAAATATTGATTTATAGCCTATTGGCGTAAAATAAAAAAAGGGGGCATTTTGATCCCCCTTGAGCCGAAACCGGGACTCGAACCCGGGACCTATTCATTACGAATGAATTGCTCTACCAACTGAGCCATTTCGGCAACTGTTTTTTCTGCAATATCGGGTGCTTTTCTGAAAAAGCGTTGCAAATATATATCTTTCTTTCGAAATAAAGAAACTAAAAGCGGATAATTTTTCAGTTATCCGATTTTGTTATGTCAATTGATGCCGGATTTATTGGTAGGCTTCTTCATGTATCCCTTTCATGGCCCATCCGCTTGGTTCGTTTATGTTCTTGAAAGCGGTATCCCACGTAAGAGCTTCAACGGTAGAATTGTTTTCTTTTATGTAAAGATTATAACATCAAGGCGTAAAAACTATTTTACACTAATTGCTCTCCTCATCAAACACCCGTGATATACTGAAATTTACCCACTCCATACCCAAACAATTCAATATCCGTCAAAGTTTGATGGTCTTTACCTTACCCGGAATGATGGTCAGATGCACCGTTCCATCCTTTTCTATCTCCACCTTCTGATATCTGGCCTCCACCACCACTTTTCCATCCAGCGCCATCACCCCCCACTGGCAGGCATTCCCTTCAAAAGCACAATAACCGCCTACAGGAATACAGATATTCCGGTAACAAGGAGGCACTACGATACGATCTCCCCATTTCAGCCCCCACTTCATCCCCATCCGGAAAGGAAGGACATCTTTTATTTCCTCCAGCCTCTTCCGCCTTTTCTCTTCCTCATTCTGTTGCCGTTCCCGCTGTACGCTCTCCGCACGCCGCCCGGCTTCCTTCCTCAGACCTTCCACCACGGAGGCAAAATCCGCCTCGCCCGCCTTAGGAGCATTACAAGCTATATACCGCTTCCCCTTTCCTTTCTCCACATGATAATAGTTTCCTTCCCCGTCCATCACCACGATGCTCCGATCCGCCAAACAACCACAACACCAGTACACCTCTTCATCATCCCCTTCCAGCACGCAGGCGAAGACATCAAATATAGCAGACCACACAGGATCAACTAGCCGGCAAGACTTCGGAACACGGTAATCCGGTATCTTCAAGTAGAAACCATAAAAACAAAGACTGTCTTTGTGCAAACCATGCATAGAGGTATACGCCTTCCGCGTGCGGCTATGGAAAGTCTCCCCCACCCGCAGCAACTCTATGCCGCCGTATGAAAAAACCACCGGCCTCTCCTGATAAGTTCTGTTTGTCTTCAAATCGGTATAACAGTCACTCCCATCCTCTTTGGTGACAGAAAGAAGTTCTCCCTTCAGGAATCTCAATCTCCGGCAGCGGTCTGTTACCATCAGGGGAGTTCCGGAATCATCCACCACTCCTGTCCGGCCGTCCTCAAAACGGACAGCAGCCCGGTTTGCACAAATATCAAATACTTCCCGGTATTGAGGAATCACTGTGATTTTGTTCCCGCACCTCAAGCCCCACAAACCACTCTGCCGGTCACGACAGGCTTTCAAGGCCGTCCGTTGCTCCCCACCGGCCGGACCGTCCTCTCCCAGACGAACCAAGTCCCCGTTCCGGACAGCATCCAGCAGACGGGCGTGTGTCATCACGACCTCCAGTTCTTCATTCCGCCTGCCATCCTCCGGCAGCGGAACGGACACAGACAGCCCGTTGTTCTCCATCCGTGTCCGGGGCTGAGCATTTCCCGCCATCCGTCCTTCGAACATCGCCTCCCAGTCACGGTCACGGACAGGCAGACCGAATATCCGGTGCAATCCCACATTATCTATCAGCACACATGATTCCTTATTATCCGACTTCCGCAGCCCCCGGCCCACCTGTTGCAGGTATTTCGCCAACGAAAGCGTGGGACGTGCCAGCTGCACGAACTCCACATCGGGACAGTCAAAACCTTCGGAAAAAATATCCACATTGACCAACACGCTGATCTTTCCCCGCCTGAAATCCTCTACCAGTTCCTTGCGTTCCAGAGCGGGGGTCCTGCTGTCGATAGCAACAGACTCCACGCCATGCAGGCTGTAATAAGCCGCAATCTGTCGGGCGTGTGCGATGCTCACGGCATAGACTATCCCTTTCTTCCCGGCGGCATATCGACGGACGCTCTCATACAATTGGCGGATACCGGTCTCCCGGTTCAGCACCGCATTCATTTCCTTCACCTGGTAATCCCCGTCCGCACCCCGCTTCTTCAACGAGTCAACCAGCCGCTGTTCCCTGCTGTTCGCACGGATGGACACATAGTCAAAGGACGACAACCAGCCCCTCCCGATAAATTCCGCAATGCTCCATGAGGTAATCAGGGTATCAAACAAATCCGTGAATCCCTTGCGGTTCAGCCGGCAGGGAGTAGCAGTCATGCCCAGTTTCCTCGCCTCCGGATATCTCTTCCAAAGCTCCCGGTAGGTTTCCGCCAGGGCATGATGCGCCTCGTCAATGACGATCAAATCCGGCTGTCCGTCCATAATCTTCCAGTTTCGTGACAACCACTGGATGGAAAATACCCTCACCCTCCCGGATTCTTCCGGCATACTGTCTTTCCCCGTCCTTCCGTTCTTTGCCGACTTGTCCGGTTCTTTTCCCATTCCATACCGGGCTACGGTTTCCTCTATCTGCTCCACCAGCTCCCTGCGGTGTGCCACTATCCACACCCGCATACCGACACCGCCACCACAGAGAAACTCTTTCACCACCGCAGCCAGCAGATGTGTCTTTCCCGTGCCTGTAGGCATTTGTACCATCACACTCCGGTGAAGCTCCCACTCTTCAAAGAGGCGGAGCTTCATCTCCTGCTGGTAGTCACGGAGACCGTCGTTTCTTGCCAT